GCGGTGGCTGCTCTCAGTTGAATATCCGGGTTGTCTGAATCCAACGCCTCCAGCGCCTGCTTCATTGCTGAGATGCTCATTTCTCTCCCCTTGCTCGTATGGCTTCCGCGATCAGCTCCCCGTCTATTGACGGTCCCTCTTGAAAACAAATGGAAGCACACGCCTCACGTTCATGCGCGGCGACAAGGGCGGCGAAGCGTGTTACAGAATTTAATGGCTTTTCGTCAGATCCGTAAGCCAATCCCGCCTCCCGCGCCATGCGGATTATTTCTTCTCTATCCATGATTCTTCCCCTTCTTTGTTACTCCATTCTTGCCACCTTGCTGCGATGAGATCTAATAAATGTTTAAGCAGCGATTGATCTGAATCAGATAAATCATCTCTACCTGCGTACTCAAACAGCAAGTTCCATATAGCTTCGCGCTCATGCTCGGCAACAAGATATACAAAGTATTCAAGCTGATAAAAAGCATGAACAACCCCGTTGGAATCAGCAAGCCCTGCTTCTCTAGCCATACGGATAACAGCTTCTCTATCCATGATTCTTCTCCCGCAGCTTGGCTTCGATGGCGCAAGCAAAATCACCCCAGTGCTGATTTCCTGAATGGATCTCTTGTATTTCATAAGCCGTCAGCCCAACCCATTGCTTCTTTGGTGGTTTGCTTGAAATGCAAGTAACCGTATACGGTCTGCCGCATTGACACTGCCACGCCTTAGGCCCATGCCACACGCCGTCAATAAAACCTACCCCGCTATCTGTTGGTGTCTTTGCCGTTTTGTTTTCGCTCATGCTCTATCCCCCGCATGTTGTTTCCATTCTTCTTTCTCTTTCATGCGCTGCTCGTACACTTCCATCAGCAGTTCTGCTGCCTCCTTTATCTTGAACTTCTCAGCAGTACAATAATCAGGCAAGCCCTCGGCGTAACCCTCAAGCCATGCGGCCAACATGGCGAACCTATGCGCGGGGCTCATTCCTTAGCCCTCTTCATAAAAGGAGGTTCATCTGCGTTGTTTAGTATCCGTGCAATCTCACGGTCGATATACCACCGAGCTTTACGTAAGTCCTCAACCTGCTCACCCTTCAGGCCAGCCCTCCATAAATATTTTATAGCGTTACCTACACAGAAGTTCATGTGCTCGGTGATCTCTATACACTCGACACCGCTAGGGTGCTCGGTGTAATGTTTAGGATGGTTTACGGGATCGTTCATAATTTCTTACCTCCATGATTGCTTTTGCTACTAGCTCTTGTGCTTCTTGCACAATGCTGCGTCGTCCTCTGATCACACCGGCTATATAGCCGACCAAGACTCCAAACCCCCAGATCAAAGTATCTTCCATCCCTTCACCTCCTCAGTCCATGATCGTTTCCATAACTGCATCGTCGTAAGTCGTGCGTGTGCTTCTGCTAACTCAGTCGTGGTGTACTCCTTACGCTTTGTCCAGTGCCCCGGCCCTACCCATTTGTGAGGATCTATATAGTGTGGGTAGTACGGCACACCACGCAAAATAAATACAGGTTGTGTTTCTGTGTCTGCTGGTTTATTTAGATTCATCAAACTCATTTACTTTTTCCTTTTACTGTTGTCCAAGCACTGCGTAGATGACCTTCATACCAACGGTCGTCTACTTTTCCCTCTACCATTGTCTGTTGATACCTCAGCTTGACGTGGCGTTTTTCTTTTGTTTCAGCTTTTGTTTTGTGCAGATCTGACACGTTCATCAACGTATCGATTTTGCTTTTACCCAACCATGCAACAAGTTCATCCTCAGTCATCTTGTTTTCCCACAACTTATCACTGAGCTTGGGTAAGTACGCTGCTATAAAACGCGCAACAGTTGTCCACTGCTGCTTACCATAACGTGGCGTACGTTTAAGTGTGTAGAGCTTCTCGTACGTGATGTTGTTTTCTGCCTTAAAAAACACAACGACTCTGTTTGTGTACATGTGAGAAGGCGCTCGCCACATCTTGATTAAGTTTCTGTCCCACAACTCCTGTAGCACTTCGTCGTGGGTTTCGGCAAGTAAAGAAGCTAAGTCTGTAGCGTTCATTCCACACCTCCACTTAGTCTGAACTCAATACGCGCTCTGTCCAGTGCAGCAATACGCTTGCGCTCTGCAACAACTTTTGGATCTTTCCACGGGTAGGGTTGTTTAAGAAGACGCCACTGTCTTTTGAATGTTTCGAGTACGTTTGTGCTTTCGCTTGTTGTTTTGATTTGCATCTCTAGCTCCTGTCATGTTGAATGGATCACTGAAAAAAGGTTCGGGTATGGTTATCCTCGTCTTAGAAAACTTCTTGCAAAACATCTGATCTTCTTTTTTCTGAAATAACTTCTCCTGTTTTGTAGGTTCCATCGTTATGAATTTGTAGTGCCGCTCTGCCGTGATGTACGGCCTGTCGGGATCTTTCTTTAAGAAACTTTCAACGCACCCCAACCGCGTGAGTCTGGTCATCAATGAGTAGACAGTGTTCTTGTCTAGCTGCACTTGCAACGCAATCTCTCTTACGGTCGGCGGTGTCGCTCGTTTCTTAACGTACTTGAGTACCTTGAGTTGCTTATCGGTCAGGGGCTGTGGGGTCATCGAGTCGCTCCTTTAACCATAACACTGCGCAGCGTGAATGAAACAAGGCTTCGTTTGCATGATGCAGTGCCTGTTCATAACGCCTATCGTTAACGTACTCGTACACTTCTTTTAGCTCTCTGTGTGCGTTGTGTAAGTGCTCGCTTATATCTTTCATATCTTTCCTTTACCAAAAGAACTTACGTGGTAGCTCAGCAAATTTAGGCAGTGCCTCAAGCGTGTCAGGCTCATCAAGTCTGACTGCTTTTAGTAACGCTCGTTCAAGCGCAGCGAGGAACTGCTTAGTCGTAATATTAGACGCATGTGCCTCTGGAGAGGCACGAAGTGACATACCGCGCATCGAGTAACGACTGCCACTTATCAGGTTATTGTTTGTGAGATACGTTGAGTACAAATTATCGAAAACAAGCTGACTCAACTCGTTGAGGATGAACTCGGTCTGCTCCTCTAGCTCGCTGATGCGAAGGGTATGTTGTAAGTTATTTATCTCTTTGGTTGCCAGTGATTTACCGAATGAGCTACGTGCCTCCCACTGCGCGTTTTCACGGTATGAATCCAAGCGATACGTTGCCAAGAGCTTGATGACTTCAATCTGCTTACGAAACGCAGCACGTTGTTGTCTACGCTCATCAGACACCACACGCTTGTGCACGGGGATGTGGTCGGATGCACTGACGACGAGTTTGCCTGTCGAAGTGAACGTGAGCATGGCTGAGAACAACTCGTTCTCGTGCTTGATCTCTGGATGATGGCGATTGTAGTGTTTATGCACGACGTGGTTAAACGGTACGACATACTGTTTGCCGTCCTCGCCCACAAAGCTCGCTACCTGTCCACCGTAGCAACCCCCCACGTTCCGTGCAATAAACTTACGAGAAGTCAGTGAGTCATACCCACGGATATACACAACGCGATAGCCGTGCTGATCGGGCTTGAGATAGCGGATCATCTTGGTGTGATACAGGCACACATCGAAGTAGGCGTCATCTTCGCCGCGCTCAAGTCTGTACTGCCATGATGATACATTCTTGAGCGGTCGCTCGTGGTTGCTCCACTTCTTTGAACGTGGAGGCTTAGGTGTTTTATCAAACCACTTCTTGGCTTGTTCGTACGATGTGATTGCGGGTAAGGCCCATACGTTTGCTGAAAATGCCATGATTACTCTCCAAAGTTAGTTGCTAAACGATGCACTGCGTAGATGTAGTCATACATCCCGCCGTTGTCATCTATTTCGTCAAAAGTCTCAGCGCCGTCCTCACCAATAGCGAGGAAGCGATAATCAGCTTCAAATAACTCATGCGCTTCTTTGTATAACTGCTCGTGCGCTTGGACATCAGGGAAGTCTGGATACCACTTCACATCATCTGCTTCAAAGGTGATGAGCGGTTCTTCTTTGTAGTCGTGTTTAGTCTCATTAACCGCTTGTGTAATGTCGCCATCATTCTTAGACAGCATGAGCGATATAAATGCTTCACGGTCGTTAAATGATTTGAATTTAATAACGTACGCAACGTCTGATCGATAGCCCATAGTTTTCTCCTTGAAAAAGACGGGACAGATTTCTGTCCCGCGTGGAAAGAAAGTGACTGGGTGATTAAATCCTCCCTTTG